ATAGTTGCCCTACTTATCAATCCACTTAAGGAGATTTGTTTCGGGCGTTTTAAAGCTTTTATAGAATATTTTTTAAAACTGATTAGCCAACCAATTTTAAATTTTTTATTTGACATCCTTTTTCTCGAAATCTTTTATTTAAAATTTTTCAATGAAAACAGATGTACAAACATTCGTATCTGAAGCTTTAAACTTTTTAATCACAGACTCCATCTTCAGATTTACATTGATCTACATTGTATCCTGATCTATCTTCAGGAACATCTGATTTGTTAGATGGACTCATTCTTTTTGCTAAAGGGTCTTTCATAATAGGCTTTGTTGTAAGCTTTCTTAAAATAGACCTTTCATCCTCAATTAATTTTTCAATTTTCTCAACTAAATCTGTTTTTAAAGGAACTTCATATAGAACATTTAATAGTAAAGACTTAGATGTGATCTGTGTTTTTAATTCATTTACGGTGTATTTAATCACTGCATTGGGTTCTACTACTTTTTCCATTTGTTTCCCTTAGTTACTTTTGTTCTAAATAATGCTTTAAATCCATCTTTTCTTTCTTTGATATGCGATGTTTGTCTAGTTCTTCGTGTGAGAGCTAAAGCTTCTAACTCTAACCAGTCGTTTACTTTAACTCTCACATTTTTAATCCATACAAAATCGTTTGGGTCTAACCAATCCGTTATCTGTATCATGAATGTATTTGGACTCCGTTTACTTTTAGTTGAACATTAAGAGGGTCATTACCTTCTCTATCAGCAATCGTCCTCAGCTTTAAAGCTTCCATCTTTTCTGTATCTACATTCTTAATAGGATCTATAGATAAGATTTTAGTTGCGTTATAGGCTGCACGAAACGAACCTTTAGAAGATGCTATATTCATACCATTCTCTAAGGCTGACTTAGTAATCTCGGTAATTGCAAACACAATTACTTTATGATGCCTTGCTAAATCAACTAAACCTTGAGTAATCGGTTCATTCTTGAAATTAGGATCTGCATTGTTACTCATCATTAAGCCAATGTGATCTACAATAACAATCTCTGGTTTAATAGGAAGGGTAGAGATACGTTTGCTTAATTCAGAAACATAACAATTCTTATAATCTATGTGTATGTAATCTAAAAAGTCGTACATAGCACCATTAAGCTTATGAGAATTAGCTTCTATATCTTCTTTTTCCCATCCATTTTCAATTTGAACAAAACGTCTAACCATTTGAAGACTAGACATTTCTAACTGTAAGAAATAAGTTTGCTTCTTAAAGAAGTTTAACATATTCTGTAAGAACATAGTCTTCATAGACTTAGGTGGGGCTTGAATCATTACAAATTCCCCAGGATATATCGGATAATCTTTATCTAACATATCTCCAAACTGAAATGGTTCAATTCCTTCTCTATAGAAACCACTTAATTCGTCTAACATCTGACGACCAGACATGATACCACTATCCATTTTGGTTTTATAAAGAAAACAAGAACTTTTACAATGCTTACTTTTAAGGTAATCACTGCACCCATAATTATTTCCTTCTCCATTATGACCTTCATAGCTTGATCGTATAATGCCTTCAAGTTCTTTATCATCAAATGGATAAGCATCAGAACTCACTCTATCTCTCCACATTTCCATAATAGCTACAACATATTCTTCTTCATATCGTGCTTTTAAATGTGAAGCGATTCGTAAACCTGTATCGTGTCTTTCACCAATTTCAACATCTTCCGACATCATAGTTTGAATACAAGGGAAGTTTGTTTCCATAGGTTTATGTTCGCCACTACCTTTAGTATAAGGTTTGACTACTTTATCAGAATTTTGATAGTCTAAAACTTTTATCTTAGGTTCAGTCTCAAGTTCTTTAAACTTAAATTTTAGTCGTGGGCTTTCGGCTAGTTTTTGTATTTCCTCAATAGATAGATTTAACTCTCCATCCTTTAAAGGTGTTTTATACAAGCCACAATTCTCTTTACAATTTTTAGTTAAAGGAACTCTGATAAGTCGTGTCTTATCTGTAACAGAAGGATCAGCAAAATCAAAGAATCCCATATCTGTCAAACATCTTTTAACCGCAGTATGTAATGTCTTAGATGGTTTCCAACTAAACGCTGATCTAGAAATGTTTACATGAAACCCTGTACCACTAAAATAAAGTTGATATGGGATCATCATTTCATTTAACATCATAATTAATCCCATTGTCAATTGTTGAGCTTGTTTCTCATCTTTACCATCGACATCTAAGATGAACTCATCGGGCATATAAATAACGCCATCGTAACCTGATATTGAATTATTATCTTTTACATAATCACCTACATGCTCACCATAATCATACAAACTATGAAATGTGTCTTGTGGTGTGTTGTAAAACTGTGAAATCAAATTACTAGGTGCTAGAATACCCCTTTTAGATACGCCACCAACAGCGTACTCTTTGATCATAAAGAATGACCTAGAAGCCTCCAGTTGGCATCTCTCTTTCCAGTCTGATCCTCAACTTTTATGACTCTAATTAGATTATCGGTTCTCATTTTACGAAAGCATCTAGTATAAGTTTCAGTTGAACCTAACCTATGACCAAAACGTTCTTCGCCTCGTTCTGATAAACCTTGAATATCTCTTGTACGAAATTGATTGTATCCATTATTCCAACACCAAGTGATAAATATTGAAATATGGTCTTTAACTGACTTACCTGCCATGTGTAAATCCTCCTAGTTTGGGGTGAGGGAGTATCCATGCGGAAGACACTCCCTCGTTGTGGTTGGGTTGAATTTTACCAGCCTTTTGATTCTTGTGAAGTTTCAGGTACTTGACTAGCTTCGTCAGGAATAATTGAACTAGCTACTCCATTTTTGGCTAATATATTTTGAACGCCATTAGCATCTAAGAAATTGCTATTCGTGGTTGGTTCATTTGTAACAACTCCTTTCTTTAATCTTTGCTTAAGAAGTTGTTCGTCTGCTCTTTCCATGTAATTAGCTTGTTCTTCTTCAGAATACTGAATCAGTTCATTCCCTGTTGTCACACAAGGAGCTACATTTTGGGATACTACTTTATAATTGCTACTAAGGTCTTTTAAGTCCTCGTGAATTAAAACCATAAGTTTGCATCCTACTAGCTTTGAAGGGGAGTCGTCGATATAGATCGTATCGTCTTTTACTTCATGAACTGCATTGCACAAATGGAAAAACTTTGTAATTTTCCATTCAACACCATCTTTTCCTACTTGAGGAAAAATGCTTAGAGTTGGATTTTCAAATTCATTAAAGGTCACTTTTAACCATTTGTAATTTGAATTTTGTTCTCTAGTAGCACTTTTAATAGTTACAGGTTTCCAGCCTTTTGTAACTGAAGCACCTGTCTTTTTGGTTGCTATAATTGCCATTTATTCTCCTAAGCTACTTTCTTGTTAGCTTTCTTTTTGGGTTTTGGTAATAAAGTTTTAAGAGAGCAGGTCTTACCAGTACCAGGGCTCCCTATGATCAAAATCTTTGCAGATTCAAATCCTTTTTCCTTCATTGCATTTAAGACAAGTTGATAGTCTTGTTCTATAGGAGATCCTAGTAAACCAGACCTATCTTTAGCGTGTGCATGAAGCGAAGTGTGTTCGGTGTGCCAAATGTATTTCATTGATCCGTCAGTTTGTTCTTGAGTTCCACTATAAAAGACAAAATCAAACCATTTAGCCATATCATTAGATGCTGATCCTTCCATATTAGGTACTATCTTATTTGTACCATCGGGAAGCTTGACATCTTTACCGTGAACAGTACAAATTACAGTAGGTCTCATAGTTTGAAGCCTTCTTAGTAATTCGTCTGTTTTTGTTTTTAATTCACCCCACATACTAAAGTCTTTCATTTTTCCATCAGGACTTATAGTGAATTGTTTTTGTTTCATTAGTTCTGAGAAAGTATCAATAATTAAAACGTCTAATTCGTTACCTTCTTGTAAAACTAATGTTTCTTTAACTTCTTTTGAGACAAGAGTTCCAACTTTCTTCTCTACAAGTTCAGTTTTATGCATAAACAATCCTGCCATTAGAGCTGAAAAGTTTTTGTATTCGGTGGGTTGCAGTACGGGGTATCCAAACTGCTTTTCTATCGTTTCTGGTGAACCTAGACTCTTAGAGCCTCGTTCAACATCAAACATGAGTATTTTCATGCATTCTCCTGTGTTTTTGGGTTAAATTGTAATAACCCTAGAAGTGTTTTTTAGTTATAATACCTCACGGTCTTATTAATGAAAACTGCCAAGCTTCTAGGGTTTTTCTTTTTGAATTCTTTTGAATAGTAAAATCAATCTATCTGTAATGTTATCTGTGGATTTTTTTTGAGATTTTAGATTGATATAAATCTTGATGTAACTTTCTACAATTATCTTATCAATTTTATCTGATGTCATAGTAGATACCTTTAAAAGTGAACAATAGCGTTCAGAATATAAACAATATTGTACAACTTACAAACAATATAAACAACAATGTTCATTAAATGTAATAACGTAATAAATAGATGTAATAAAACACTTCTGTAAAGTATGTCTATATTTTTCTATGAAATATTAACAAATATGTTTAACTTATAATAAGTATTGGAGAATGCTAAAAATGAACAATGATCATATCTTGAAGTGGTTAAATACCACTAAAATCCCATTAAGTAAAATCGCTAAAGAAACAGAAGTAAGTCGAGGGGCTTTATATAATTTTATTAATGGAAAAACTGATCTAAGAGGGTCGACTAAGGTTAAATTGTTGAATGTTTTTGAAAACGAAATACGTTGGACAAATAATAAATTAACAATTAAAGGAGGAATTAAATTGGATAATCAAACAATCACATCAGTCACCCGTGACTCCAATGAAAATGAAATAGATGCGAGTTATGTTTTAAACTTGCAAAAAAACGAAATCAATCGCTTAAATACAGAAGTTAGCGACTTGAAAAATAGAGTTAGTCAATTCGATAACTATAACAAGCAATCCTACGAAGAAATAACAGATTACGATACAGAAACTAAAACTCAAATGGTATTTAGATTGAGTGGTGTTTCTAGAACCATGTTATCTATAAGTAAGCTAGATGTTTTTGCAGAAAAACTAGGATATAAACTAGATGAACTGTCTTGTTATGTATTATTCGGAGAGGAATTTAAAATGAATGAGCATCCCATTGAGAAGTTGTTGCACAAAGACAGTATAAAACTTATTGACAGTCTTTTAGAATCTCTACCAAAAGCCTTTAATATTTTAAAGGGTATGGTAGGATGTCATTATATTCCAATCAACTTGAGCTATACTCACAAAAAAGGTCATTTAGTCCATACAATGAATTATTGTAGTGTTAATTGGTCTACAAAAGTAGTATCCACAAAAACAAAGTTCTTGTCTTAAAGAGTTTGGGGGTAGAGACCGCATCCCTACCCCAACTCTATTAATACCTATTTGTTTCTTTTCAACTTCGCCATAAGGCTTTTAAGGTATTAATTCTACGCTATACTTATTGATGTTTTACGATCAGCTTGAGACCATTTCTCAGCCACTTTAAACGCTTTAACATTATAATTATAACCTACGCCAAATTGAGTCTGTTTAACCCAATCTTTGTAGTCTTTATCGTGAGTATAATATTCTGTTACAGCATTATAAGCATCCCATAAAGTCTTACCTTTATTACCTTTACCTGTATAGAAATTTTGAACCATTTTATCGTAAACTGGTTTAGCATTATTTCTAACAAATATACCTAATTCGGGTTGACTAACTTTATTTCTGTTCTTTAAGAAAGGAACAACGGTTTCAAGATAAACATCTAAAGATTTTCCATCCATCTTCACATCTTGCCATCTGCTCATTTCTTCAATAGCTTTAATAAAGTTTCCTTCACTACTTATCAAATTCTCTCTTATTGCATTGACTTTAGCAGTAATGCTTTCAGTGTGTCTAAGTTGATAATTAAATGAAGCTGTACTTTTCAAAGCTAACTCAATAGTGTTTTGACAGACAGTTCGTACCGCAGTATCTCTCCAGCAACTTCCTGAACTACCATCGTGAGAAGTATACAATAAAACATATTTCTTTATCATATCATCTCCCACAAGAAGATTCTGAGGTGCTTTAGCCAATACCCAAACTTTACGACCTTGATCAACTGCTCCTGCAGTCTCTAGTTCAAATCCCATATCTAACATGGGTTCAAACACAGAGAATGCATCAACATTTTGAAGAATTTCGTAACGATTGCCAACATGACCTAGCACTTCATTAGTGTCCATTCTAACTGTAACAAAATGACCAGTTTCTGCATAGCTAGTTTCGGTGTCGCTTGTCCACCAAAAAGTAGGAAGTTTTTCTACTTGCCAATTTAAACCTGAAAGTCTTAAAGCTTCCTCTATGGTAGGTGGTTTGTCTAGAGATGTACCTTCTCCATGCCAAGGTGTTTCTCCAACATAAAACATACTATCTATATTTGCAGGCATTTAATCCTCCTTTTTAGGTTCGTACTCTTTCATATATCCTTGTGACATATTTCCTGAGATAACTCCAATGTGCTTTTGAAATGGTATCTTCTTAACTGGCTTCTTAAAAGCTGTTAGAACAGAATTAACCATCTCACCTTTCTTACCAATAACTTTAAACTCATTAGCCAAGATTTTTGTGTTAAATAAACTCACATAGTCTTTTCTAAACTCATCATTAGTGTTGTATAATTCTGTACAGAGTTCTTCTATAGAAGATAATCCGTTAGATTTAAACAGTAAGCCTAATTGATGATAAGTTACGGATCTGTAATATTCATTAAACCAGTGTTTAGCGTGATAAGTAATTAACTCATCGTTGCTAAATAGTTTAAATTCTTTCTGACCGCTTCCTTTATTGCTGATGTTATATATGAAAGGCATTTTCCCAATATGATTTAACCAGTGTAAGGTTCTATTCAAGTCAACTCCATCCATATAAGCTTCGTGATCTAATCCTTGACAATGATCTAATACATAAGGATAAATGAATTTATTTATCTTATTGTAATAGTTCTTGAAAGGGTCTACATCAACTTTAGTTTCTTCAATAGTACCATCTTCTTTGACAGTCTTTTTGTTTGTAACTACATAGTCAATGCAAGGACTAAATACATTTCCATCCCATGCGGTGATTTCAATATCACTGTATTTCTCATGAGTTCTAGTCTTTATTTCTTTATAGAAAGCTTGCTTTGAACCAAAAACTTTTTCTCTAGTAAGCCATTGCTTGCATGTTTCTAAAACAGGAAGATCGGAAAGGATTTTACCTGCGAATGTCTCTGAAAACAACTCAATAAGAAAGTTTTTATCTTCACAGAATTGCTCTTGAGCGTAATCTTCAAACAAAGAATTAGAGTAAGAGTGTTCAATCTCCTTTTCTTTTTCTAGTTTTCTTAAGGCTTTTAATCCAACTGTTTCTTTAATAAAGTTAAATTGCGAGCTACTCGTATCACAAAGACCAGAGATTTTTCTTATGAACCATCCAAAAGCCCAATTTGTAGAAGCTATTTGTTCTTTTAATTCAGCTCTAGTTTGTTTTTCTTCCTTTAGATATCTCTTAAAAGCATAAACTTGTCTTTCTTGACTAGCAGAAGCTATTTTAAGTAATTCATCTTGGTCGGGAGTCTTATTAGGAAATTTTGTAATAACATCCATGATTGGTTTAGCTAAGTTTGTATATGAAATAGATAAATCTATCCATTTAGCACTTTTGCCAAACAATGTCATAAGATCAGCTTTTGTTGTATTAGGATTCTTTTCTAAGATATCTTTAAGTCCTACAGCACAATCAATAGGTCTCATATTTACACGAGTCATATTAACTGATAATTGAGCAGCAGTATTGTCACCGTTTACGTTTACTTCGTAAGCAGGGATTTCCTTTAGCTTTAACAATTTAGCTATAGATACTCGTTGATGACCATCTACTATGATCTTTTTGTTATCTTCTATCCTATATGTAATAGGAGTCATTACACCTAAAGATTTTATATTCTCTTTTAGGTGATTATAAGAGCTATCTTTTACGCTATTATTAAGACGAACTCTGTTGTCTCCTGTTAGCTCTGATAGTTTTACTTTTTCGGACATGTGTCCTCCTTTATTGGTTATTTAGTTTGTATGGTTCCATTTCTTTATACAATGCAAGATGGAGCCAAGTATTAAACTTTGCATCATTTAATAAATACTCATACCTACCTGAAGTAAGCATAACTATCCATAAACTGATCGGGTTAGGTTTGTATCCATTGATCAAACCTCGATCATCATCGTTTTGTTTAATTTTTTCTGATTGTTTTTTCATATAAATCCTTATATATGTGTAGTTGTGGACAATGCATTGTCTAACATTTAATCCAAGATTTTGGTAAAACTAACTAAGAGGCGTGTTGGAGATGGGTAATCCAATAAAACACTTCGAGATTTTATTTGGTCTGTTTCAACCTTGCTCTTAACGTATTCTATTTCGTGTTATAGCTCTCCAATACCAGAGGTTAACAAAGTGTCTAGCACCTACCTAACATACCATGTCTATGTACGCCACCGACTCGTTTTAATCTTAGTCAGTTTTAATATGTAATCACCATCGTTTGACTTTTTCTCAAAGACCTTTAGGTTCTATGCATTTGTTTGAGTGAGTAAGTATCTCCACCTATAGATTAATTAACTATTGGCTTGTACAAGAGATCCGATGGTAATTATGTAGACAAGAGAAAGGAGCGTATCCCTGTCTAAGTGTTTAGATCAGCTGGTTTTGTTTAAAGTCGATCAGCTAGTTCCATTTCGACTAGTTTATAAGTTACTTATTTACTTTAACGAATTTTATGTCAAATTTTTCTCTATTTTTGACACACTTCTTTAACATATTAACAGGAATAAAATGAGCTATAGCACTTTTTAGCCTGAATGGATTCTCTACATTTAGTAAGAAATATGCTACTTTACGCATAGCTGTTTTATTCTTAGTAAAAGGAGTAAGTCCTGTATATCTACAATAAATGCCTAATGCAAATTGATATGTAGTTGCTGACTTATTTTCATCGAGAATACGTTTAAACATACCACGAGCATAAGTTTTACCTAATGCTTTTTCTATCCATTTAATACGAGATAAATGTGTTGCAGGTATAGAAGCACCTTTTAAATATCTCCATAAATACTGATTGCCATTTATCATCATAGTGTCTTGATTAGCGGCAATAAACATATTGTCATACACTTCATGTGAATCACTATTATGTTGTATAACTGGTATCTTAACTTCTGATTGTTTTTGTTTAGAATCCTGTGCAATCTTCTTTAAAGCAGTAAAACGCCTATGCCCATCAACTATAGTCATATCATTAGCTATTACAATTGGCACTAATAAACCATTAGTTAGAATACTTTTAGCTAAAACATTAGTTTTCTTTTCTCTTTGAGGTGGGTTGTAAGGCGAGGGTACTAACTCATTTAATTTAACTGTGCGATATTTCATAATATCTCCTTTATGTTTTTTTTCATGTTTTTTTTAATTTTATCCCAATCAATCATTTCTCTTAATGCATCAATGGTAGCTTTTAAATCTGAAATAACAGCATCCATACTAACAATGCAATGATACAGGTCTCTATCGTCTCTAGAGTATTTAGTTAGTGCTTTATCAACTACTTTTGCTTTGTACTCTTTCCAATAAAATTCTTGTTTCATTCAATCTCCTTTTAATCCGTTATACTGCACCCATTTTCCATCTATGGGTAAGTTGTTTACTTCTTTTTCTTTATCTGTATAGATTTCTGCATATTCTTTTAGACTATCTGGACTAACCAAACTAGTCGCTACCCAACCTTCATTATTATTCCAGTATAAATGCGATTTCTTTTTAGATATACATTTTATAACCCAATTCATTTTACTTTCCTTTTTTTATTTGAAATGAATAGTTCAGTGTAATTATCAGTAGCATCAATTAAACTCCATTCATACGGACATTCCATTAACCATTTCATAAACTTATGCTTAATCTTAACTTTTTTCTTTGATTTTTTCATTTAGCTCTCCTCATCAAATATCAGTTCGATATTATCTTTATTAGCTATTACTTTTAATAATACTTTAATATAATATCTGTCATCAGAGTTCAATTCTTCTAATCTTCCAGTATCCATAAAATATTCAAAAGCATCATCTATTTGTTTTTTAGTTACTTTATTTACCATTACATCTCCTCCGTACCAGGAATAGGTGTAGGCTTAAAAGGAAATTTCTCTATATCCTCTTTAGTGGTTTTATCGTCTTCCCATAATACTCCCCAATCTTCATTTATGCGAGTAGTTCTATGTCTGTAAATTTTATCTAGTAAAGACATAACATCAGTTACAGGTTCATTAGATTCTAATATAATCCATCGTGCAACTCTTACTATTTTTTCTTGTAGTGTCATTTAATTCTCCTTTTTAGTGGGTTTATCGTCTGAGTAAAGTCCTAATACATATTCTAATGCCTCTATCCAACCTTGATTAACATAGTTTCCACCTTCTTCCGATAATAGATAACTTGGAATACCAGCTTTACAATCTTCTAATGTTCTTTTTATTTGTCTTTTAATTTTCATTTAAATCTCCTTTTAATTTTATTGAGGTAAGATACCTTTGCTCATTGAACTTCTCTGAATTGATGTGTCGTGGTCATCACCACGAGTGACATCACTCCCAAGATTACAGTCTCAGTCTCTCAAACGCTTGTCTGTAAACAAACTTGTGTTACTCATAACCACTTGTAGTTTCCAATGTTAAATCCTAACCGTCTAGCCCGATATCGAAGGAAACAACGATCTTACCTCAAAATAAAATAACAAACATACACGACTAGTGCTTTTCAGCCTAATCCACCACTACCTAAATAAAGAAGTGTGCTTCCCAAAACTTCAGCAATTCGGACACTCAGTCACTTTATTTATAATCATTTTATTATCAGCCGATATAGTGGTACATCTCTACCCATCTTGCCATTGTGTATTTCTACGATAATATGATTATCCACTACTCTGGTTTACCCAGCTCCCTCTGCTTGTTAATAGAAAGGAGAGCCTTGGTACCCAAATCTTTGCATCAACTCCCCTTAAGTTATGTGCTGTGTTCGTGGCGACACCTAAATATCCACGTTTCGTTAGACTCGTCAGCCTGATTGCCTAATACACAGCACTCGTACGAGTTAGGACTTCAGCTACATACTTAGCGTAAACCGTCGCAATTCTAAATACAGCCTGTCCTAGCAAGTCTTTAATCAATTAAAATCATATATGCATTAGGGTTGTTATCTAAGAAATAATCTTTAATCATCCCTGAGTGTTTAAAATCTCCTTCAATCTCAGCACCTCTTAAATAATCATACAATGCAAGCTCTTTAGGATTCAGTTTAGTAGATCTACCTGTAAAAGGATTTTCTACTAACCTTGATTGTGTTCCTATTGATAATTCTTTTAATAGTTCTTCCATACTAGACTCCTTCTACGTTGTTTTCTATCCATTCAGCAATCTCATCAAATGAAAGACAGTCTGTATCATTTAATTCAATTACTTTATCTTGTAATTTTCCAAACATTATTTGTTTATCTATATCTTTTCCATAAAAATAAGTATTATCAATGGGTAGCTTATAGGTAGAATCCCACCTAGAATCTCCATCATACATTTCTATATGTGTATCTGTGGAATGTGCAATAGCTACTCCTAAAGCACAATATCCTACGCAATCAGTTTCATTATTTGGAGAAGGTTCATATAAAACACCTGTTGTTTGATAATATTCTTCAGACCTTAGTCCTTCAATCCATTTTGCTTTAAACTTTTTTGGTAATTGGTAATCCATAGCATCTCCTATTTTATAAAATATCTGTCTTCTAAAATTCCTATTACAATGTCTATTACATTTAAATTGATGTCTAATTCATCTTGATGCCCACGATTGTTATAGTCTTTGGGTCTAGCTTTCTTTAAACATTTCTTTATGTTATGTAATTGGTTTATAATATCCTCATCAAACCACACATTGTCTCGATCAATTTCTCTTGTTGTTTTGAATTTCTTTCTCCTTATCTATAGATAGTTGTTGATAAAATTTTAATAAAAGATTAATCTGTTCAACTTCAGTTCTACCTTTCATTACATCATTAAGTAAGGCTTCTAATGTTCCTGCAATATATTCCTGACTGCCTGACATCAATAGATTAAATACATACTTGCTAACACTTTCTTTCATTGATTCACTCACCATTTACCTCCTTTTGTTTTACTAATTGAGTATCACCATATCCGTCATCTTCCCAATCATAACCAGCTTTTATAAAGCATTTGTTCATGTAAGTTTCTACTTCATAATTAGTAAGTTCTTCGTTTGGGTCTATATCTATTAAATCCTCAACATCACTAAACTCTGTTTCATCATATATTGTATAACCTCCATTAAGTATTCCTTCCCATATAGCATAAGCTCTATGTACAAATACTTTTGATGAATCGTATTCCATTATATCACTCCTTTTATGCTTAGTATTGACTTAACTCTTTCTCTTAAAAGTCAATGGAAGCACATTTTCTAAATAGTTATAAAATTTCGTACTCCACCAACTCTTTCTTAAGATTGGTCTGGCTGTGTCCATACAACCCTCGTGATCACAATAGTGACTGTGAGTATTATAAGGATTATTAAAGACTTCAGGATCACATGTGTCCTTGTGTACTATAGTAATCGTTATAAATGGTTGACTAAAGCTAAACTCAACATTGGTGTTATACCCAACAATACCAAGATTTATGTTATAACTCTTGATACCTCCGTAGATAGCAGTCGTTAACCTAGACTCTACATACAGATATAAATTCTTTCTTACTTCCATGAATGTTATACTCCTTGGTTGATTGTTTTCTTACAAAATATTTGCATAGACCATTCACTCATATATCATTAGTGTGATGGAGACTAAATCCTATCTATGCTTTAGATACAGTATTATGATTTAATAATAACATTTAATTGTATAACCCTGAGTCACTAAATGACCTCAAACCGTCAGTTAAGTTATACACCCTCCTAAAGAGTCTATTGTTACTTTAGGAATGTAAGTGACTAGCTTTTAATTACTAAATCATTCATTAATCTTTTATACTCTTTCTTAATAGCTTTAAGGTCTTTATCAGTAAAAAACACAAAATGACCTACCGTTTGTAAGCCTAGATTATCTATTGCTTGTTTAAATATTTTATAGTTCATCTTTAGTATCCTCATTTTTACTACCTCTCATTTCCCACTGCAATTCATCTAATGTTGCCTCATCAATAGATAATACCCACTTTAGCGAGACTATCTTTCCATACAACGAGGATTTATAGTCTTTATCTTGAGATTTACTTCTTTCTTCTAAAAGTTCAATTAATGCTAAGATAATATCATCTTTAGGTCTGATAGTTATCCTCTCATACTTACTTCTCATAATGTCTCCTTGTTTGGTATAGGTGTGTGCTATATATATCGAGTGTGTGTAGTGTGTAGATGCTATCACCTATCTTCTCACTAGAGTCCACAAATACTCTCATATCGGCTAGTTTATGGTATAGTTAGGGTAGTAGTAGGGATATATCTCATCTCATCCCACCACACCCACCAACTGTATGTTATTAAGGTAAAGGGAGTAAGAAATTCTATTGTATCCTTACTCCGTTACCTAACCAACATAAATTATATACCGAACAACAACGTCATTAACTTGTCATCTTCAGCTTTAGCTTCTTGCAATATCTCAAAGACTCGCTTAAGCTCTTTCTTAGCCTTATCATATCCATAGATATGACACATCTTTCTTACTGCTTCCATCTTAGCAGCAATCAGTCTAAGCTTCTTAGTTCTACCGTACCCTTGGATACTACTAGCTTCTATTGCTATTACAGTCAACTTCTCAACTGCTTTCTCAGCTGCCTGTGGGCTATCAATTCCTGCTACATCTATCTCTGCTACAAATGCCATAATATTTATCCTTATTTAATTAACTAAAAATCAACTAAATCAAAAATAACGTAATTACGATAGTGAAAACCCATTTAATGGGGGGTACCTATGTATAAAAGACCGTATATCAAAATGCTACAATTTTTGAAACCTCTATAAAGACTTAAGATGGATTAATACGAGTTACCTTTAGCAATACTTAGGTTTACAGGAATATCAATAGGAAATAAATTGCATGTTTTTGTAAGATAAATCAGAAGTTTATTTCACCCTCTTAAAAAAGTCTCATTTTACCCCATTTTACCCTTTGCAAAATTCATATTTTTTCCTTATATTCCATCGGCAGATTTTCATTAATATCACCCAACTTGTACCCGTTTCAAAACGTTCTGCAAGAGGGGTCAGACATCGGATTCTAAACTTATCACCATAGTTAAGTTGTGTTTTCTCCGATATTGTCAAAAATAGTTAAGATATAAACCTTTAGTATGGGAGTAATTACTGGCTTTAGGGGAAATTCTTAAAAAAAACAACAGGACTCCTCAGGGAGAATAGCATCTTTTTTGAAGTATCTTGCTTTTATCAGCATCTTAAATATACTTTATGGAATGAGAATAACAGTTCTATCAATAGACGCTGAACCTTCAGATAACTTAGTTATTATAGAAGAAAATATAGAAGACAACACACAGACTTTTGATCTTAAAGAATTTCTAGATTGCATCACTTTAGAAGATATGATTCGTTTTCAATTAGATAATGAAGATGACTACATTGAGGCTTAACGAAAACCCTTTGTGGGGTTTTCTTAATATATGAGACATTACAAGGTCAATAAGATAGACCACACAGTCTTCGAGTCTAAGGATGAGGTTCCGAAAGGAATATCCTATAGAAAAGACTGGAGAAACGCAGAAATCGGAGATTGGGTAGAAGCAGATGACGGTTGTATCATCCAAATTTTGCGTAAAGGCGGTATGTTACGCCCAAAAGGGAAAGTTAAGCAGATGGTCTATTTAGGAACTTGCACAGGAACCTTCCCAGTTAGAAATACGATGAAGATGGACACCTCAAGGCGAAAGAACATTTACGCTTTTGGAGGAGATATGTCTTTAGAAGATCGTATGGAAAATAGAACAGAACTCACATCAGCCGAAGGTTTGTTTGTGGCGTATTTATCGAGTGGGATGTCTGCTCAACAGTCTTACATCAAAGCATTTCCTACCAATAGTCCAGGATATGCAAACTTAAAGGCGATGCAATTAATTAAAACAAAGAGGGTACGAACTGCTATGAAAGAAGAATTAAAACCTGTACTAGCTGAATTAAAGATTGATGAAAGCTATGTATTAAAAGGGATTAAACACGAAGCTGATCAAGCCGATAAAGCAGATGTTAGGCTAAAGGCTTTATTTAAATTAAGTGACATTTTAGACATGGAAGATAAAAATACTACCAGTACACAACAGATAACTGGAGCAGTATTCCAAGGTTTTTCGGATGATCAACTCGAAATCGCAGAAAGACCTGTAAAACAAATAGGAGAGGGTAATGGGTAATAAAAAGTATAAAGATTTTGACCAAAGTGATTCAACTAAAGTTCCAAAAGCTTGGATGGAAAAAGCCGATTACGAATTTAATAGGAATGATTTTAATGTTGTGGGTAAAATATGGGATAAATTAGATCGCTCTAACGCTGATACAAAGGAAGCGCAGAAAGTTTTGAAGAACTACGGTCTATATAAAGGAGAAGTAGATGGATTTTATGGTAAAGAAACCAAACGAGCTACTACTAAATACATTTCTAAATTTAGCGGAGATTATATGTGGGATTCTATGAAATCTAAAGTAGAGTCTATCTTTGATTAAAAAAAAGTAGCCTATATGTAGCATTATTCTCTATTATTGGAGTAGGAGAATGTTACATTATCGAAAAATTATGAGAGGAAACTTTAATGCCGAAGTGGCGGAATTGGTAGACGCGCTAGCTTGAGGGGGAAACCCTAATTACCGAGGAGAAAACGCTATTTTATAAAACCAAGTAGCGATAATGTAGCATTTTTGTACGAAAATGTATAAAAATGGAAAAATCTACTATACTTCAGTTACAATAAAAAAGAAGCGAATCTACGCTTCGTTAAAAACAACTGATAGAAAAATTGCCAAAGCAAGAGAAAGGCAAAAAAAGATTGAGTTATACAAACAGTTAACCGATCCTTTTATTGATAAACGCAAAGATGTACCTAGTCGCAAAAAACTTGTTGAGCAATATATAAAATATAAAAAGAGCGTTTGGGCGAAAAGCACTTATCGAACTAATTATTATATATTAACAGCCACTTGGCTTAGAAAAAGACCCCTACCTAAGAATTTATCTACAAGAGAATCTTACTCTAGGCAAATAAACGCTTTTTTAAATTGGAGCAACAAACGTTATAAAACTAATTTTAAAAAGCTACCAAATGTTACTGGAGATGGAAGAACTAGAGTTTATGATGATAAAGAACTTGAATTAATATTATATAGCAAAAGAAGATGTAATTATTTTAGACAAGTTATTGATAAAGACTTGCTAAGACTTACTTACGCTACAGGAGCAAGGCAAGGAGAGATTTTAAATATTCAGTCCATTCACAAAGGTTATATGATTTGCATTGGCAAAAGAGGAAGGCGAGTTGTTAAATTAACTAAACAAGCTCAAGTAATAGCAGATAGATGTAATTGGAAATCTTGGAATTGGACTCCAGACACATTACAAAAGGCATTTAATCTTTATGCTAAAAAACTAAATATAGACAATGCAATGTTTAAGGATATAAGAAGAACGTTTGGATTGAATTATATTCTAAACGGAGGAATGATATTCCAATTAAGCAAATTACTAGGACATAGTAAGATATCTACTACTGAAAAACACTACGCTCCACTTTTAGCGATCTTTGTAGACAACTTCAGTTTTAAGCAGTTAAAGTAATCACAAAAAAAACGATATAATTATACAATTCTTGACTTAACGATTAACTTTCGTCTGAATTTGTTCAATTTCAGATGAATATTAACACGAGAAACGTAAATACCGCAGAAAAAGAGCTTTTATTAGCAAAAAACGACCTAATTGCATTTGGTAAGTTGTTTTTACCCGATGATTTTATGCGTTCCGAATCTCCGTTTTTTCATTATGAAGTTGTAGATGCTTTAAACGATTTAAGCTTGAGACAATTGGCGGTTATCCTTCCAAGAGGACATGGTAAAACTGTTCTGACAAAATGTAGCATTCTCCATGATTTCGTTTTCACGAATGAACCATTATTCTATGGTTGGGTAGCCGCCTCAAGCAAAATTTCTGTACCAAACTTAGACTACGTTAAGTATCACATTGAATACAATGAAAGAATTAAATATTACTTCGGTGACTTGAAAGGAAAAAAGTGGACTGAAGATGACATAGAATTAAAGAATGGGTGTAAGCTGATCTCAAAAAGTAATTTGTCAGGTATTCGAGGTGGAGCCAAGCTTCACAAACGCTATGACTTGATCATTTTAGATGATTTCGAAGATGAAAACAATACCATTACGCCAGAGTCTAGATCTAAGATATCAAATTTAGTGACTGCCGTAGTGTTTCCCGCTTTGGAGCCTAAGACTGGAAGACTAAGAATTAACGGAACACCTGTACACTTTGATGCCTTTATTCAAAAAATTCTCGTGGGTTATGAAAAGGCTAAAAAACAAGGGGAGGATTACTCGTGGCATGTAATTACCTATAAAGCTATTATGGATGACGGTTCTCCCCTTTGGGCATCTTGGTTTGGACATAAAGAGATGGCTAGAAAGAAAAAGTTTTATGCAGACTCAGGTACTCCTCAAAAATTTTATCAAGAATATATGATGGAAGTTCAGAGTGCTGAAGATTCTATTTTTACAAGAGATCATATTAAATATTGGGATGGAACTTTTATAGTAGATAAAGAAAGTGGACTAAATATGATCAACGTTGAAGGTAAATCCCCACAACCTTGCAATGTATTTATTGGAGTAGACCCTGCTACTGACTCCTTGAGACGAGATAGTGACTATAGTGTGTTGATCGCAGTAGCAGTTACTCCTGAAAACAATATCTATGTACTAGATTATATTAGAAAAAGATCGCTTCCTGTCCTTGCGATTATGGGAACCGAAAAACTTGGGATTGTAGATTATATGTTTCAATTAGCTCATTCCTACAATCCAAATTTATTTACCGTAGAAGATACAACTATGAGTAAGCCAGTATTTCAATCGCTTCAATCTGAATCACGAAGACGCAATGATTTTTCTGTAAGAGTTAAAGCAGAAAAACCTGGAACTAGAATGAGCAAACGAGATCGTATTCAAGAAATATTATCTCAAAGATTTGCAATTGGACAAATGCATTTAAAGAAAACACAGTATGATCTAGAAAGGGAGATCATGACATTCGGACCTCGTATGGCACATGACGATACTATAGATGCATTGGCATACGCTTGTAAACATGCACATCCACCAAGCAATATGAATAAAGAGAAAGGTGGAGAATGGACAAAATTTAAACCAAAGGCTAAAAGTTGGGTAGTCGCATAGGAGGGTAAATGGCAAGTTTATTAGGAAAATCAATACCAAGTACATATAAAGATTTACTCACGGTTCACGGAAGCACGAGCAATCAAGGATTAGAAACAGGATTAAAACAAGTATTTGATGGAGAAGGAATTGGAAGCCCTCTTTATTTAGGTACAAGCACATTAGACATTCAAGGCAATACAACCATTACAGGAAATTTAGCTATTACTGGAAACTTAAGTTACTCAGGTACAATAACTGGAGCTGGATTTAGTGGAGGAACATTGTCAGGCACTATAGTTGAATCTGATAGCTATAGATTTGCAAATGGGGGATCTCAAGTTATTGCGTTGACTTACAATAATACTAAAAGTGCAATAATAGTAGAACAAAATTTAAGAACTAAAGGTTCTATGACTTTTACAGCAACAGGACATGATGATCTAATTATTAGTGCATCGTCAGGTACGTTTGAAAAAGGCGATGGTTCTAAAGGAAAAGTATCATTAGGGGATACTAAAGTATCTCTTAAAAAAGGCGACACAGAATTGTTAAGTGTCGAGGAAGATGGAACATTACGGATGCAATCTGTCTCATCCGAACCAAGTTCTCCCTCAAGTGGTGACATGG